TCCCCGCTGCAGAATTGTCCGTGCCCGGCAGATGGCGGATTTCCGCCCGCCGACCCGTGGCCACGGTGTACAGCGTCGTCAGAACCGCGCCGGGCGATAGGGTGACCGTGTTCGCTACAGGAACTGCCATTATCAGGACTCCAAAAACTTCAACTCACGCAACATGGCGTGCATACGGCTCACGCGGCGATCCTGAGCGGGGAACGGTACCGGCTCGCGCTGTTGTGCCTTGATCCGTCGCACGTCGCCCGATGTATCCAACCCGCCAGCGGTTAACCGGCTTTCGGCCTCGAAGCTGGCCGACGTGTTGCTGCCCTCATCAAGCCCCGCGAAATACTCCTTCCAGCGCCGGGACATCTGCCCGTCCGCCCCGATAATCGGTTCGCGTAACGGTCGCTCAAGCGGCAATGGCCCGCTCCTCGTTCAGATATGCCCCGTAGAACGCGAACGCCGTAGGATCGGAATACACGAGCTGGTAGACGCGGTTCCTGGATCGCCCGTGCCTGGTAAAGATCGCCCGGCGTCGGGTCTCGCCCATCGCCCCCAATGAGCGCATGAAATCAGCCGACCACGTTTTGCCTCCATCGTCTGAATACCGGAGGATGATCTGCGGATCAGATCCCTGGCCGGTTATCAGCCCGTTGCCCATGTCGGCATCCAGTTCGATCCGGTCGAAATGCACCCAATTCACGCCGTTGTGCATCGGCTCTGACGTGAGGATGACCGGCTGCGGGTCGCCCCACTCGGCATAGGTTTCAGTATCGAGGATGCCGAGCCTGTCACCTGCCCACACGAAATGCTTGCCGTATGCCTCAATGTGCCCCTCGACCTGCCACATCTCCGAGCCATACGAAGCGCGCTCGTTCCAGAGTTCGGTCGCCACGTTGTATTCAAACGTCCGGCCCTCGGTCGGGAAGGTCAGCACATACGAAAAACAGCCGCCCTGACTGATCGCCATGCCGTAGGCGTCGGCAAGGGTCGTGAACGTGGCGAATAGCTGCTCAAGGGGTTCGGTGGTGATGCGTACCGGCGTATTCCCGCGTAACGCCCGCACGGTGCGGTCATCAGCCAGCCAGAACACGGTATTGTCCAGCTTCGCCGGACTGCGAGGCGCGAGACAGCCGCGCTCGATGAAGCCGTCGCTTGACAGCCTGAAGGGGTACGGCGTGGCGCCGCTGTTGTAGCCAATCGCCGTTGCGTTCGGCATGAAGTGGATCAGGTCGCGAGTATCGGCAATGATCGCGTTCGGTGGCTGCGTTGCCCAGATCAGCGTATCGAATGACAGCGGATCTATACTGCTCGGGTCGTTCAGCTCGCAGGTAAACACCCGGTCAGCCGCGAGGAACACGAAATAACCATCCGCCCACGTCACATGAGTAGCCGGCAGGTAATCGGGATCGGTGATCTGGGCGACCGTTGAATCGACGACAAAACCGTTCCCGGACGACAGGAATACTGCCTTATCGACACCAGCCGCAGCAGCGCAGGGGCCAGAGCCGGGGACCGATCCGAGCGCAGTCAGAACGCCAGAGGATGAAACGCGGTAGGCGGTATTGCCGGCAACAACGACCAGCGAATCGCCCACCAGACTCGCGCCCCGCACCGGGGCGGCAAACGTGGTGAACCCCTTGATACCTGGGCACCGGAATACCGGCGTTTGCGTGCGCGCTCGAGGCTGCGCCTTGACCGTGCGGGCATTCACCACGCGCTGCGCCGAGAGCGACAACGCTGGCGAGGTGTAGGAGTTGACCGCGAACGGTGTAAAGCTCATCAGTAATCCACAACCTGAGCCGGTTCGGCGAGGTATTCAGGAGCCGCCAGTTTGCGCAGCAGCCGCTCGCCCAAGCTGATCTGCGGCCCGGCCAGTTGCCCCGTCGCTCGCAACCGCTCCAGCCGCTCACCCGTCAGTCCAAACGGCTGTGCCGCGTGAAATGCCAGCACCCATACCAGCGGGATAACCGCTGCATCAGGCACCGGCCCGTCCAAATCCCATGAGGCAATGCCCAGCGCATCAAGCATGTGCCAGACGCCGGTATAGATCCGGGCCATTTCCTCGCCATCTTCAGCCGACACCACCCGATCAGGACCGGTTGCACCGATCTCCGCCAGGGCGTCGCCGTAGATGAGTTCCAGTTCTCGTGCCATGAAAGGATCGGGGGCGGGTGTAACAGCCCGCCCCCTTCCCGTTAGGTCGCGAAGTAGATCGGCGTGATGTAGATCGTGCCCGCAGAGGCCGTGCCGGAAGCCGCCGTGGTGAACGTCACGCTCACCAGCGTATTCTCGGTCGTGGCATAGGGGATGATCGCCCGCACGCTCGGGACCTGTGTCGCCACAGAACCCAGGACAGCGGTCGTCACGCCAGTCAGCACGTCAGTAGAGCCGACCGTGACCTTGAACACGATTCCCGTCGAGGAATCCATGTCCGGGGTCGCGATGAAGAAGCCGAGGACCGTCACGCCAGCGGGGATGTACCCGAGGTTGACGACATCGGCCAGCTCCTGCTCGGTCGTGGCGACGAGGTTGGAAAAAACCTGCCCCGTCAACGCCGCGCTACTCAGCTTTACCTTCGGCTTTGCGAATGCGGTAGGAACCGCCTTGGTTTCACCTGCCATGTTTACTTACTCCTGTTAGGCGCTGAGCGCCGTCCAAACCGAAACGACGCCGTTCTGCTTCAGGTCGTCCCTGTCGGCAGAACCAGAGCCAAAGGTGAGCTTCTCCACGCCGTAGATCTGCTCGATGGCAACGCCAGTCTTGTCTCCGTAATCGAACATCTCCGTCTTGGAGGTCCAACGCTTGGCAAGGCCGTAACCGAGCGCCTGAGCACCGCAGAGGAAGTTCTGCACCGTCGCAGCGGACGAACCGCTGGTAAGCGCAGACGCGGCAATGACAGGAAGCTCCGGGATGCTACGGATGATGACGCCATTCCAGACGTAATCAGCACCACGGAACAGCGGGTTCTCCTTGCCGCGCTCACGGGCCTCACGAGCGGCCGCCTGGAACACGGTGTCAGACAACACCATGTCATCAATCGCCCGAGGGTGAGCGTAGAGCACATACCACTCCTCATCGCCCTTAGTGCGAATCGGGGTGATACGCGGGTTCGCCGTCTGGGCCAGCAGCTTGGCCTTGGTGATGACCGAAGCCTTCAGCAGATCGCCAGAGGCATCCAGCTTGTTGTGCTCCGTCAGGAACACCGAACCACCAGAACCGGCAGAACCCCACAGGGTCCGGTCAGCGTTGTCCACCAGCCACGCATTCGTGGTCGTGGCCGACGCCACCAGACGGGCCTCAAGCTCGGCGCCCGTGAAGTAGGTCTCGATGGTGTCAGCACTGCGCTGACTGTTCAGCGCCTTGATGACCAGCGTGCGGGTGTCCTCCATCGCCCAGCCCTTGAGGACCGAACGCGCAGCCTGCCGCAGCTCAATCGCCGACTTCTGCTCGCTCATCTCAGCAACGCGAACAGCATTCCGGCGCTTGTCAACGGTCAGCATATGGCTACGGGAGGTCATATCCTCCTCATTGCCCTCAAGAACCGCCGTGCCAGTGACAGCGTTGTTAACCAGTCGGTTAACCAGAGCAAACGTCAGCCGGTCGCCCTTCTTCTTGGTCAGATCCTCCTTGACCTGGATAATGGCGTTCTCGTCGGTGCCCATATCCTTGGCAAAGCGGTTCTGCCCGATGTACTCCTCGAAGAACTTGCTGTCCCACTGTTGGACGCGCAAGCCCGTGGCATTGGTAGTGTCAGCCATGACTCACCTCAATATGTTGGCAAAAGATCAGATAAGGGCTTCGGCGCGAACGCTTGCGGCGCTCGGTCGCCCGACCCGGTTACGTCGGTGAGTGACTCGGGAATCCTCGGCGCAGGCTTGCCCTGCAACTCCTGACGGGCTTTCTCAGCGCCCCGCGCTTCGGCTTGAGCGATCAGCGCGTCTATGCTCCCGGCCTCCTGAAATCGCTTCAGGTTGCGTCCCGCTTGATAGATGTACTCAGCGGGATCGGGCGCGTTACGCGCTTCCTCGATCAGTCCTGGCGTGGTGCGGGCTGTTGCTGCAAAGATCTGTGCAACCTCATCAAAGTCGGTATGGCGGGCTTTTGCCGCCTGCTCGACCAGCACGAGGAACTTCTGCTCAGATTCCTGCCGTACAGCCTGAAGCTTTCGCTCCATGCGCTCGTCTAGGGCTTTCTCCCATGTGTCGGGGTCTTCAAACAGGTTCGGCTTGGATTCTGGCGCTTGCGCCTTCTCCATTTCAGCCAGCCTGCTCTCCAACTCCTGACGCTTCCGACGCTCATCAGCGAGCGCCTGAAAGGGAACGTGCCCCGGAGTGGGCTTTTCGTCTGCTTGCTTCTCGGCAACCGGCGGCGTTGCTGCGGGTTCAACCGCTGGTGTTTCCACCTCGCCCGTGGGTTCTGTCTCGGGAGCCGCTTCAGGCTCGGGAGCCGTCCCCGTGAGAATTGCATCCAAGTCCGATGATCCTGTCGTCACTTCGCTCTCCTTGCGCCCGAACACCGGCGGCGTGAAATTCGCCCTAATGGGAGGCGGCCCCTTCTTCAAGAAAAAACCCGCATGAGCGGGTCAGTAGCCAGAAGTCTGTTGCGCGGGTTAGCCCTGCGCCATCCCCGCGAGACCGGCCATGCCAG